TATCCACGCGCTGGATAAGTCCGGTGCTTGCTGTAAGACCCGGGATGCTTCCAGCTCCTGGAGCGTTATCAACGTAGTAGTCACCGGGCGCTAGCTCGATAACCACTCGGTCGTAACGATCATTATACTGACCGGATCTCCGGCTCTCACGTACGGCTTCGATCAGCGCTCTTTCGATCGAGCGGAAAGGCTTAGCTTGAGTGAACCCGTTGTTGGATAGTGAGTCGTCGCCAGTGGCTGGGTCGACGTAGATGATATTACGTACTGTTGGGTCGGCGGTAGCGCCAACGCGGTCGCATCTAGGAGCATCCTGGACTTTGATCAGTCCTCCCTGACCGTCAGCGTAAACAGCAACTGTTGAGTAGAATTCCTTATAGCATTTTGAGGTTGAGGCCTCGTAGCGATATACGCCTTCGGGAGGGTTGGGATAGACAGCGGCGATAGCAGCTCCGTCAGGGCACTCGGTCGCGAGGCGAGTTCCGATGAACTCACGGCCACCGCAACTCAGGAAAGTTCCAAGGATGGGAGAACAGTCGCCTCCTGGGGTCTCCTCAAACTTCCACTCAGCTGTAGGAGCGTGGTAGAACAGTTCGATATGAGCATCTTTGATATTGATGATCCAGTCGTCTACGGAACTGGCGATCTTGGTGTCACCACCAGGGCGAATAACGATAGGGAAACGGTCAAATGTCCCGGAGATGTCAACGATAGCGATCCGATCCGAATCGGTTGGTGTAGCCGGAAGGGAGACGATCAGGGAACCGTTTGAGGTATCCGCGATGACTCTTTCCCAGGCCTTAGCAACGTAGGAATCATCCTTGATCGGAGTATTACGAAGAGTGCGTGGGTAGGTATTTAGGTTACCAACGTAGAGGTTGGGGCGAAGGTCAATGTATCCTACTCCAACAACATCGCCATCTTCGTTAGTTGCTAGGTCCGTTCCGCTAGCAGCTAGAGTTAGCTTAGCGAGGGGAACGTGGGGAATCGATACCGATGGAAGAGCCGAACCTACTGAGATCTCTACTACTTCTCCGTTAGCGATATTCTCTTTCGCTACTCCCTCGTTTACGTAGAGGTACGTTGTTGAGCTTTCGCTAGCATCGATCAGTTTTACGATATCTCTAGGCCAGGAAATAGTGCTTCCGTCGGAACCGACAATGCTTCCGGCCTCCAGCCACACGCCGTATCCACCTCCGGTCACTGGAACGAGTTTAGGCGGCCCTTGAACCACCTGCTGTGTTGTTTCATTCCAACCGAGCACGACGCCGTCATGTGCCAGGCGGCCTAGAGCCGTCTCGTTATCCTCGCGGGGATCAGCTACTTCCCAGTCCTTGAGACTGTCTCTCTGGCCGATCTTCCAGCCAGAATGCTCGGCCCCAGTGGGCTCGGAGTAGTAGTCATCACGGGACGTAGTCGCCGAAAAGCTAGTGCCTTTCTGCGTCTCATCAAGATATTCCTTGGTAACGATTGTTCCGTTCTGGAACTGAATCTTATCTAGCATGGCGAGAAGCTTTATGTCTCAGGGATCGAGCTTACCCAAAGCAGTCTTCCAATCCACTCTGAGCTGGGACCGAAAGAGCTTAGTTCTACGAGGATTTTTCTTCCTTGGGCTCTGTAGAAATCGATAGGATTATCAGCTTCGAAGTCGAGCTGATCGGTGTTTCCGCCCCAGGTTATCACGTTTGTTCCGAACTTCCAACTCGCGTCAACTCCCCAATTAACTGGGTAGTCAAAGTAGGTCTGGAAGTTCTGAAGTGGATTCTGGACAAACCGGAGTAGAATGCGTTGTTCTCTATAGTAACCTGACGGAATATCCAGTGGGTTGGTATTAGCAACGGGAAGGTTATCCGCCGAGGTAACGTCAACGTCTAGAAAGTTAGAGTAGAGAAGAGGACCAATCGGAGAGTTTTTTACTGCCCCACCGAGCTCTACCGGAGTGCCGATAGAATCTCCTGCCCACAGTCTCCCGTCCGCAACATTAACGCAGATCTCGCCCTCATCGAGGTCACCGATGAAGGGTTCCTCGCCGGGCAGCGAGGCGGTTATCTGCTGTAGAGTCGCTTCCGCCATTGACAACGAACAATGTGTCTGATAACCTTTAACCTACCTTTCGCGGTTTAAATTATAAATAGAGACAGGTAATTTCGGCTTTGAAAACAGGATACATCACGGACAGCTTTAGCACACTGGGTGGGTTGGCTTCCGTCGCGTACGGGGATCCTGAGTACTTTCGCGAAGTGCAGAACCAGATCTACTCCAGTTCGCCGACAAGGTTCCTGGACATGCATCGCCCATCGGCAATTCTAGCGGATTTCTTCGGCTCTTCTGAAAGACTCGTGGAAGCGATAATGTCGGGGCTGGAGGCAAAGTACTTGGAGAGTTCGGAGTTTGCCGATTACATTGATATCGGGTTCGGTGCGGACTGGAGAAGCATCGTTAGGTACGGCATCAGCTCGGAGTTTTTCTCCGCACTCGACGAGCAGGAGAACTACGGCCTGACAATGTCGGATTATCTGGGGATCACTTTCTCCAGAGTACTTCCGGGTGTTCCCGACGCGGAGTCGCTTTCATTGGATGTAGAAGGTACTATCTTGGCTACAGCTGGAGTGGGAGTAGACGTTCCGCTTATGGCCCAGATAGTATCAAACAATCCACAGACAAAGCTTTCCGTACCTCCTCTGAACTCACGTGTTGATCTTAACAACTCCGTGGATTTGGGTTCGGATTATAGAGGTGTGGAATTCACTACAGGATACGTAACACCTCAGAATTACTGGAAGGATGTCGCCTATCCTGGGCTGACAAGCGCGATTATCCCCACGACTCTGAGAGATAGCGTGAATCAAGGTTACGTTGGGTATCCCAGTTCCACCCCGCTTGAGGCTCTGTTCAATCCCGTAGGTGCTCAATCTATAGCGACCACAGGGCTTCCAGTGGAAAGCACGTCCCCAAGCAACTCCACTGGGTCCTATCTTAATCAGTTTCCTGAGCCTCTCCAGGCCGATCGTGACGTTTACTCCATCTCGCTTATAGGGGAAACACTTAACGGTTACACAACATTCGATCCTTCTTCAATGTCCAATGGAGACCTACTTGATCAGAGTCAGGTCCCGCAGTTCGAGGACGAGAACGCGGATCCGCTGGGTGGTTTAACGTCCTCAGCCAGAAACTTTACAACAGCATTCTAATGGCTAACATTTACGGTCCCATACTTCCACTACAGCTTGATAGCAGAAATACTGAGGCCCTGGTGCGAGCTATTCAGACTCGCATCTACCTCGAGTCGGATGGAAAGCTTAACGATTTCACTCCGTCATCGCCGCTTTCCGCTATTAGCGAGGGGCAAGCCTTCGCTCAGGCCGAGCTTCTCTACTACCTGAATAATCTTCCAGAGGCTTTTAGTTTGCAGTGGCTCAGGCAACTTGGAGTGCAGAGAAAGATAGGAAGCCGAGCGCTGGTAGACGTGACTTTTTACAAAGTGCCTGGATACCAGAGAGTTCTTATAATCCCCAAAGGGACTAAGCTTATTGCCGAAGGAGGGCAAGTATTTGTTACACTCGAGGAAGTCAGGGTCTCGGAGACTCAGTTTTCTGGAGTTGCTTCCTGTCAGTCCGAGCGGTGGGGAGAAGCCTACAACGTTCAAGCTGGAGAGATAAATAAGATCGAAAAGAACTTTGCCGGATTGGAGTTTCTTAGGAACGAGATCGCGGCGGTTGGTGGGACGGACACAGAGTCCGTTGCTCAGATGAAGCAAAGAGCCTTCCAGGTGTTAAGTAGAAGAAACCTCACCACTTCCAACGATTTCGAGAACGAAGTTAAAACCCTGGTGCCAGAAAGCAACATCGTTAAAGTTCTCACGTACGAGGAGAGAAATAATCTCGCGGAAGCCTTCTCTGGCAACGTGGTTATCTGTGTGGGTGATCAGGATGGTAAGGAACTAAGCTCATCCAACCTCTCCTATCTCATCAACTCCATAAAGCCCAGAGTGACTATAGGTACAAATATCTCTTTTGTTCCTCCTGACATCGTCCCTGTGGATCTGAGCATCGATATCTACTACGATCCTACAACCGTGACGGGAGGAGCGGATTTTCTATCCTCCCAGGTAGTGGAGGCCATGAGATCCTACATTGACCCGCAGACTCTAGCCTTAGGAGCCGAGTTCTCCTACCAGGAGATGCTTAAGATTCTCTACTCCTTCGATTTTGTCGATTCCGTGAACTCCCTAACAGCTAGAAGCATGCTTAAGAATCCGGCGATCGTGGAAGGATTCTGCGCCGGGTTTGCCGGTGAAGAGACGGATACAGGATGCAACTACGAGTATATCGGAAGCGTTGATAGAGACAACGAAGTGCAGACTCCATTCTCTCCCATCTCATCATACAAACTATACAGAGCACAGATAGCTTTTACTTCAATTAAGGACTTCTCGCCTCTAACCTTCTACTACGAAAACCTCTATACCCCATGAACTTTTCTAGCTGGAATAGTCTGAAGGCGCCTGGCAGACGTAATCCCGCGCTATCACCCGCACACATAACGGTAGAGTTCGAAAGAACAAAAAGAGCGAAAATATTTGCTCACAAACTCGGCAGCGTTAGCTTCTCTAGAAGCGTAAACATTAACGAGGAGAGGCAGAAGGTAGTAGATAAGGAGATCGGTACTTTAGACCTCAATGGTTTCAAGTATAAGAGCATCGGGCATGTCTACTCCGAAGATATTGTTATACCAAAAGGGGCCTCCTACTCCTACGAGATCTTAGCTCACGGCCACCCTCTCGGGGGCACGGAGCACGGCGGTATGGAGTCCTGCTCTAGGAGTGGGTTGCAGTGCGCCAGCGGTCAGGGAACCAATTCTCTATGTAATCCAGGTAAGTGCATTATAGGAACTCTGGAGAGAATCAACGATTCTAAGTGGAAATACATCTCTAAGAACAGGTACGGAACTAGCAATCTCCCGCTCGTCTACTACCTTCCAAGTTCCAAATCGGTGAAGTTGCGTACTATTATCCGCGGTAATCACGTCACTTACTCCGCAACTGGCACCGCTCAAACCATTCAAATAACCAGGCCCGCAAGTGTATCTTCCACGATCCTTCTGCCTCCGAAGTTCTACTTCTCAGAGGACTTTATCGACTCAGCAATTATCAGAATCGACGAGAGGCTCGATAATGTGGCTAGGAAGCCTACAGTTAATATCATTGGAATCGAGGATAGAAAGGCCAAGTTTATTCAAAATGTGGCGATCTCCGCGTACCCTGGTACTTCCGAGGGGTATCTTAATGACCGCTTAAGTACGACGGCTAGTGAGGAAATAAGAGACGCCCTGTTAAACGCATTTTCCTACTCCGATAACGAGTTAAAGATCCGCGAGTATATTGCTGAGGATCCTGAGATCACCGACGACGAGATCGCTAGCAAGCTGCTGATTTCAGCTAGTAAAGCGAGAGCACTACGCCAAAATCTCTTAGACAGTGAGTGGGCTGAAAGATGCTCAAGTATTATAGAGGAGGAGTTTCTGTACAGATTCTCCAGAGTCTACAGTGGGCTCGATCTAATATCCGTGGTGTTCGACAGAGTAAAAGTACTCTTCGAGTCTATCATCCAACTCACGAATAGTTCCCTATCCGCTCCCTTACTGAAGTACGACAAGGAACTCATCTCAAGACCCGTCTACTCCAGACTACCCGGGATATCCGAGGGTTACAGATCCGATCCGGCATTTTCCGACACTGAAACTCCCTCACAGTGGCTAACCTCAGGTATCGACGAGTTTCTCTCTAAAAAGAAAGATTCCATTGCGTCCTTCTACGCCGATTACCTAGATCCAGATTCCTGCAACCCAGTTCTGCTGGATTGGTTGGCGCAGCACGTGGGACTGTTTGGCACGCTGTGGAACACAAGCTGGGAGGAGGATGTTAAGAGAGCTTTTATACGTAACGCTTTTGGGTGGTGGGACAGAGAACTGAAAATGGTCTTTCCTGGCGTTGGCGAGGTGCTAACACCGAAGGGAGAAGCTTTAAATAAGTTTCCGTTTACTTCCTCCGAGTGGGTGGGGCCTACTAGTCCAACGGCTTGGGACCAAAACCAACTATCGTGGAATAATCTCATGAGCTGGGGAGGAGAACAAGACAACCTTCTCAAAGTTAAGTTGGACGAGGTGGCTTCTATCAAAGTGGAGGGGTCGGAGACGGTGTACGTAGCCGACGCGGTAAAGTTAAGAAGTTTTTCCTCTACAACTAATAAAGTTTCCCTGATTGCAACTGACTCTGTTAGAGCAGATAAGTCATCGTGGAATGGCCTTATAGAGTCTAAAGGAAGCCTTTTAGGTGCAGTGTTTCTAGCTTCAGTACTCAAACTGAAATCGCACAGCTCACTAGAGCTGGAAGTTATAGACTACGATAGAAAAATTATAAAACCTAAAATGGGACTTAGAAGCGCGGAGATAAACGCTCCCGTCCTCGTACCTTTCAAACAAGACGTTATACAGGTCGGAGGTATTGAAGACGCTGAGATAGGTAACTTCACCAATCAATTGGTGGCGGATGTTAGCCGAGTAAGTTCAGTCGAGCAAAGCAAAAACGTTTTCTTCAGAGTGCCTTACTACTACAATAGAGACGGAAGATCGTGGGACAAGGTATCCTACATTGCCTCCAACTGGATGCCTTCGAACTTTAACGTAAGAGTACAGTACGCGTATCTATCCGCTGACCTATGGGCCGTGGGCGATGCATTCTTCGAACCCCAACTCCGATCTGATGAAAGACTATTAGAGCAGCCGTTGCTCCTAGCGGAGGACGATTCGATCCTCACCACGGAGGAAGGCAACCCCCTCATCCAGGAAAGCTGATGGATTTTGTATTAAAGAAAGTATCCGAACTCGACCCGGTACTTCAGATGGCGGATGCGGATCTGCTGCTGATTGTGGATGAAAGTGACAAATCCGCGTCATCTCTAGGCACCACAAAGAAAGGAACTTTTGAGCTTTTAAAAAACGCAATTCTTGACGAGGTACCCGATCCCACTCCTCCGTACGTGCTTCCTAAAGCCACTCCTTCGAGTATTGGAGGGGTGAGTATTGGGGCTGGATTAGCCGTGGACGCGGGAGGGACTCTTAGCTCGCTGTTTACGGGGTCCTATAACGACCTCACTGATAAACCCGCAGTTCCTTCGGTTCTGGGGGATCTGGGTGGAGTCTCCGTAATCCAGCCTGCTCAGGGGCAGGTATTGAAGTTTTTTCAGGGAGCTTGGGTTAATCAATCTGTTCTATTCGAAGACATACAGAACGTACCCAATAATTTTGTTCTGAAGGACTCTTCAGCGAGTCTGAGCGAACTAGTAATTAGTGGCAATCTGCAAGTTGTTGGTACCACAATCTCAAATAACTTTACCACGCTGAACGTGGGAACCAACGAGATCATACTCAATGATAACGTAGGTAAATTTGTAGGATCCGCCACCTCAGGATCTAGCATTATAACTTTTACCGAGTCGCTCTTTGGAGTTAGTATAGACGCCGGGGTCAGTGTGTTCTCTTCCGATGCGGGCCTTTCACTGCCCGCCGGCGCAAAAGTACTGCAGATACTTGGAAACAACCAGCTCTTACTAACTACACCAGTGGTGGGTAGTGGCTCGGAGAGCGACGTTGTATTTTTAATTGAGGTGACCCCAGCGACTAGCGCCTCAATTACTGTTAACAGATCTGCGCTTAATAACGCCTCCATACGCTGGAATGAGCAGACTGATAGATGGCAGTTTACGAACGATGGCAGTATTTTCTATACAATTCCGGTGCCATCG